CCACCAGTACGCTCACGTCCGGGTCGCTCTTAGTCGGCACGAACGTGACCATCAGCGGGCCGGGCCCGGCCAAGCTGTTCATCAGCGGCGACAGAAACTCCACCGTCTTTTACGTCAACGGAGTTACGGCGGCCATCTCCGGCGTGACCGTCGAGAACGCGTCCAGTGGGGGCTTCGGCGGTGGCATCTACAACTACGGGGGCACGCTGACGGTGAGCAACAGCACCCTCTCCGGCAACTCCACCATACTCGGCATTGGCGTTGGCGGCGGCGGCATCGACAACCCGCTTGGGGCTAAGCTGACGGTGATCACCAGCACGTTCTCCGGCAACTCCGCCCCCGACGGCTACGGCGGCGCCATCTTGAACGATGGCACGCTGACGGTGATCAATAGCACCTTCTCCGGCAACTCCGCCGTATCCGCCGGGGCTGGCGGCGCCATCTACAACACGGGCTCGGCGACGGTGAGCTTCAGCACCTTCTCCGGTAACTCCGGCAGCTACGGCGGCGGCATCTTGAACGCAGCCGGCACGCTGACGTTGAAGAGCACGCTTCTGGCAGGCCAGACCTCGGGCGTAAACTGCGACCTTGCTGGCGGCACCGCAACTTCCGACGGCTACAACCTCTCGGACGACAGCAGTTGCACCTTCCTCACCGCGACAGGAGACCAGAACGACGTCACCAAGGCTGCAACTTACCTCGGACCCTTGGCGAATAACGGCTCATCCACCACCCAGACCATCGCGCTGCTCCCCGGCAGCACGGCCATCAATGCCATCCCCGTAACTCCAGTCAACGAGTGTACGGACGCCTTCGGAAATCCCGTCGCCACCGACCAGCGTGGCGTCCTCCGTCCGCAAGGCACAGGCTGCGACATCGGAGCCTATGAACTGATACTGTCGCCGCAGGTGAGTGCTTCCCCATCCAGCGTCAACTTCGACGACGTCGAACTGTGCCGGACAAAGACCGCGCTTCTGGCGCTGCACGATAACGACGCGACAGTGGTGCAGATCGGCCCCATTTCGTGGATCGACGTTACGGGAAACCAGTCGGATTTCAGCTTCCGCACCTACAGCACCACGGGAATCCTTGGTCCCGGGAAAGGGCGCAGTTACCAGATCCAAGTGAAATTCAGCCCCTCCAAAGAGATCCCGGAATCAGCGACGCTGAATATCGTGACCAACGCTCCCGGCAGCCCGGTACAGGTGCAAATCACCGGCACAGGAATTAAGGGACCGAAAGGCTGTGACCTCAATCCGTAAGGGGTGGGATTTCACTCGCTAGAAGAATTGTTTATGCAGACAAAACAAAGAAACGCCGCTCGATTTTTGGCGGCGTTTTTTTGCAGAGCGAAAGAGTGGGGAGCGGTAATTGAAGCGCAGGAGATAAAGGTAAAAAGGAAAGGCAGGCCCAGAACGAGCCTGCCCTGTGGAGGAACGCCTTCGTCTTATTAGGAAGAAGGGTGCTGAAGCATTGCGAATGCCCCGGTCTGGAGAATGTTTCCGTCTGTTTCTCAAATAAGCTTGGAAACCAACCTGATGAGAACTCATAAAGAGTTCGTTGAAGCGAACGAGCTGGAATCCCAGCACATCACGAATGATGTACTTAGTAAAGTCCCCGAACAGCAAGGAGTTCGCCATGGGAGCAATCGTGTCCATGTGCTGGTTGTAGTAATACTTGTATCCACGGATCGTGTCAGGTTCTTTCTCTGCCAATCCGGCGGACCAAATAGAACGCCCATATTTGTCCTTCACTTTGCGGAGAGCGTCAAATGTCGCTTGGTTCGCTTGGAATGAGCCGTTCATACGGTACGCCGGATCAACATTTGTAATCAGGTTGTCCAAGTCGTCCGAGCCAATACTGTCAACGTCCGTATCGTTTGAGTTGCCAGAGTTGGAGTTTGCACCCACTGCGGTCACGCCACGGGTGCCGTCGGCGATGAGCGCGGTTACGAGGCCGGTTGGCTGTCCGCTACCGCTACCCTTCGTATAGCCAAGGTTGGTGAGACGCTGCAACCGAATACCGAATGCGTCGGCAAGGAACTGCTCAACGTCGAATGCGCTATCCTGCAAAAGCTGAACAGAGGCCAGCACTTGGTCGGAAGACGCAAGATTTGCGCTGAGCAGGACTTCCGAGAAACTCGGGTTGGTCTGATTCACGGCTGTGGCTTCAGCGATCCATGACCCTTGATTGGCGGTGTCGTCCATCTTCGGGTAGTGCAGTGGGTTTCCGGTCGCTGTGGTGAGAATTTGGGCTGCTTGACGGATTCCGCCGATAGCTTTCAGCTTGATTTCGAGCTGCCTCTGGAAGCCCACGGGCACCAGTGTTACGCCCGCCGCACCTGAGGCGTCACCGAGGCCAGCGTAAGTGCGGACCTCGTGCATACTGTCGGAGATTGTTCCTGTGCGGAGGTAGTTGCGGAACTCGTTGTGATATTCGTCCGTGCCGATAATTTGCTTTACACGGGTTTCGGCAGCGGCGTATGGGTTGATACGCTTGTCTGCCTCACCAACCTGCGGGTTAGCAGGGCGGCTTACCTGACGCAGTTCTGCGTCAAGAGCATCGGTGCGTTCAAGCTGGTCAATCTGAGTCTTTAGTTCTTGCTGCTGTGCGTCCAGTTCCTTCCAACGATTGTCTTGCTCGGGCGTGAGCTTGTCGTTCTTTTCAAGGATCGACTTCATGTCGGCCACAAGCGTGGCACGATTACTACGTAACTCTAAAATCTTTGACATTGATAAGTCCTGTAAGTAGGAGTGACGTTCCTCCAACTCTCATGGTGGGAACTATGACCGTGGCGCAGGTTGCGTTACGGGTCCTACTTATCAAATACTTCGGACTTATGAGCTAAAGTGGTAATTGCTGGTGGGATAAGTACGGGTTTCTCTCACGCCTCCAGGCTGGCTAAATAGGTAAGCCTGTTGGCGATGTCGATGTCCATCACATCTGGCACAGGGTCCGCGGCGGGTTTCGTGTAGGCTTCGGCAGCGGCGTCACGGCTTCGGGCTTCCACGCTAGTGGACTCATAGGCTGGGTACGTCACTATGGACACATCGAACAAATCCACATCGTTGATAGAGCGCAGGCAAGTGCCATCGTCGCTGTATGTGACCTCTTCGTCTCGGACAATGAAGCCGAACGAGCACTGATCTACATCGCCGCGCTGAACGAGTGTGTAAACGTCTCGGCCTGTCGTGGTGTCGGGCATGTCGTTAACGAACCTTAGCCCCGTGTTGTCCTGCGACAAAGTGAGCGTACCGTTCTTGGTGCGTCCCAACACATTGTCTGCGTTGTGATTGAATAGAAAACGGACATCTTGTTTTTCGGTGATTGCTCGGGTGAAAGCACCAGACACAATCCGCTCTTTGAAGAAGCCAAGGTCCGTGACGCTGTTGAAAATGGCACCGTAGCCCTCGGTCGTTGGGCTGTCGGCAGTTGCGGCTCGCAACTCCGTCGTGAAGATGCGGTACTCTTTTGCGTTGGTTAGTTTATTCATCATCTGATACCTCGTTTGTGAAGTTCTTAGCCGCTGGAATGATTGCTTGCAGAGCGAGCGTCAGTTCATCGGTGGTCAGTTTGTTTAAATCGTTTTTGTCCCAGCTTGTGTGACGGTCGTAGATAGCTTGGGCGTAGCTCTTAATCACGCCGGCGATCTCTGCGGGCAGTGTCATGTCGCCCTCAAGTGGTGCGTAGGTGCTCGCGACACCAGCAAGAATGGGCGTTAATATCTTCTGAAAGTCGCCTGAATCCGTCTTATTGCGCGCACAAAGGCGGCTAATGCCGTCCTTCATCTGCGGAAAGAAGACGGGAAAGAATGCTCTAGCATCGCTGACGGCATCTGGCTGCGTTCCTGGCTCAACAGGAGCGGGCGGTGGAGTTTTACCGTCCGGACCGATAACGGGGGCGTCAACTGGAGGTGCGGTTGGTTCTTCCTTCTCGCCGTTTGTGATTGGCACCATGTTGACGGGCTGCCAGAGACTTCCGCCTGGGTTCTCAGCATCGAGTGATTTAGCATCAATCGGGTTAAGACCCAGCATTCTGCGTCCCTCGTCAATTGTGTAGAGACCCGCGTAACGACCAACCTGCAGCGCTTTGAGCGTCGAGGCGAAGTCGACACGCTCAAACTCGGCGGTATCGAACTTGACAAAGAACTTATTGGCATTGCGGCCGATATTGGCAAAGAGCTTTGCATTGAGTTCCGCCTCATAGCGACGGAGGTTAG